AGGACAAATGTAATAAATGCCTTTTATATCCTGGTAAACATTTTCATCCTGGTGATCCCAACTACAGGAGCGACAATCTTTAACCAGTCCTATTTTATTGAGGAGGTTTTTTGTATTTTTCATAGTTAAAAGCCTCCATAGTCTGGCGTCTTATTTCTTCTTTTTCCTCGGGCGACAGACCAAGAACAGCTGGATCAGTTACGGGTTGCAAAACACAGCGGCAATATACGCGCTCAGAAGGTGGCAAGGCTGGATCTCGCGGAAAATCTGCTTCATAGCCACCCACATCAAATTTTGCATCCACATCAACTTCAGTACCGCTGAGATCCACGTGATGTTCTCTGGGCTTGATTTTGCGCGGACCAGAATGGCGCCAGCGTTTTTTAGCTACCGCAGGACTTTGCAAGAACGCCTCAAATTGCGACACGGAATTAGCTGTAAGGATTTCTGTGATAGCAGTTGCACGAGCTCTATTGCGATTAAATTCCGGTAAATCTTTTAGCAATTTGATCGCATCCGGAATTCCCTTGCCTTCGTTAATGGTTTTGAGCAGAGCTTCTTCCACTGCTTTGTGAGTGGTCAGTTTCATAAGATGTGCAAGTTCTGCTGACCAGTCTTCGATCCAAGCAACGGTTCGGCCAGAAAGTGTTTCAAAAGGTACGTCTTTATCAATTTCTTCCATCAGGCGCGATGCCACCTGCGGAATGGTGGTGTTCAGGAATTCGTGGGCGGCTTCGGCCATTTTGTCTTCGAATAGGTCGTCGGCAAGAAGCGTAGGGAATACAGTTTCGTAAAAGCGCTGTAGGGTTAGCGGATCATCTTCTTCGGCTTTGAAGATGTATCCATCTAACCCGTCTACGAAATGCTTGCGCTGTTCCTTGAGTAGTTTGGCAATGGCTTTTTCGAATTTGTTGATCTGTTCGACTAGAAAATCAACATCATCAAAAGCTTCCAGTTCTTCTTTGAGATCGTCATCTTCCGCCTTGGTCAGAACGGCAACAAGATTAAGTACTTTTTGCACGGCCTGCAAGTTCGTTCACCTCTTCCAAGGCGTCTCGGATATCTTTCAAGAGGTTCAGCAGATCGCTGCCATTTTCAGATTTAAGCAGCTGTTGCAAACTGGGCGTGGGTTGTTGCGTAGTAGTAAGACCGATGGGTTGATCGGCTTCCGGAATAGGGAACGGTTCCAATTCTTTACCCAGCGTACGGCCAGCATGTTCGCGCAGATCGTTAGGCGTAATGGCGTGACCTTGGATATAGGTTGTAGCGAGCTTGACAAAATCGTCCGTGTTAGAAATGTCAGGCTTCTTGAAGAACATGGTCACGTATTTGAGTTGATAATCGCGGAGCAATTTGTTGTTGATAATCCACTCCAGAGAATTGCGTTCCGGCTCAAATACTTGTTCTTCTGTAATCAGTCGTGCAGTTTCGGCAGTGGCTCGATTGAAATCCGTGTTTCGCCCAACGTAAATATCAGGCAGACCAAAAGCACTTTGTACTTTGCGTCGGCTTGCTTCATCGTATTCCAAGAACAGTGCATCTTTTTGCAACAGTTCAGCCAGCGGTTTCAGTTCAACAGTGGTTCTCGGTTTGTTATCGTCTAACAAGGGATCATCTTTACTGGAGGTTTCGATAATCAGGAATTTGTGCGCGTTGTCTACGCCTTCTACTTCTTCGGCATACTGCGTAAGGGCTTTCTCGCTCTCCGGAGACAGCTCAGCATTGGACAAAATGATTGCCATCGGAATATGTCGACCCTGCAGAAAGTATTTGTAGTTGAGTTCCTCAGCTTTGCGTGCCCCGTACATGTGAATGAGTTGTCCGATCCAACGCGGAATGCCGTACGGTTTGTCACCGATTTTGAAATGCAGCAATTCCGTGGCAAGATCGCTTTCCGGTACAATCTGATTTTCCGGGAAATATTCACCGGTTTTATAACTCATCGGCCTAGGATCACCGAATTCCTTAAACCACACAGTGGAGCCACCGATTTGTTGACAATATTTACGAAAACGGACTTGACGAGTTACAAGGACACCGTTTTGTTCAAACGTAACGTTTACAGGATCACCAAGCGGTGTGAGACGAATACATTCGGGTTCAACGTTTTTAACTTCAACAGGCAACCCTTTACCATCGCGTAGAATTTCAAGGTAAGCATTGCCGCATTCTTCGCGGTGCTCAATCACCTGCGCAAAGACGTCTTCGAAGGACTTGTCGAAGTGGAAGTACTTGAGTATGTTTTTAACGAGATCCCATTCGGCTTTCATGGCTGGCGTTTCTTCAAGCCCGGTAAGATCTTCGTTGTATTGCAGAGCGTAGCCGAAACCTACAATGTTACGCTTGTAGGCGGTAATGCATTGTTTGAGAATGGTTGACATTTCGGTAAGCTTGCGCAACTCTGCCAGAGGGTAAGGCGGATTAATAAGGAACACGTTGTTGATTTTCTCGGCTTGTTCGCTACGCGCCCCAGCAGTAGTTGCTTTGCTAATGGAATTCCTGGCGCCCGCCTTAATAACCCGTACATTTGCAATCCGTCTTGGTTGTTGCGTGGCGATCATGCTACAGCACCTCCACGTGATTTTTTAGCACGCTTAACATTAAGGTACACCTCGTAATTATGGATTGCGTACCGTATAGCGTCCATTGCGTGGTTGTCTTTGTCAATTGGTAAATCTTTGGGATTTTCTATGTCGTCAGGATCAGGATATCTATAAAGGCCGAATTCTCGATGTGCATTAACTGCTGCATCTGTCAGGAAGAATCGGCCTGTACGCATAGATGTCATTACAGAGTTGAGCCCTGCATTGATACTTTTGTCTGCACCTTTGGCTCGTAGTTTGTATGTGCGCAAAACTTTGATGCGGTCAGGTTCGGCAGCATCACAGAAGATAACACGAATGGGCTTCCTAAGAAAGTTTTGCCACTGAACGAACCACTGAGCCAAATCTGGCGTGAGTTGTTGGGTTTTGTAGTATTCCGCAATGATGTAATACTCTTCTTGTTCCGTAATACCAATAATATAGCCTGCCATTGGATGCGTATAACCCCAGTCAACCCCACCGATGTATTCTACGAACTTACCTTGGCGACACATATCGATGATTTTGTCATGAGGAACGCGCATTGTTTCAGCATCATAGTAATCCAGGTACACGATGCCTTTTGCCAAAACCCATTTGCCGCGAATCATGCGATCGTAAAACACGCCGGAGAACGAGTTTTCCAACAGCTTGATATATTCGGGTGTAAGGTGGTGGTTATCTTTCAACACAAAACGCCAAGATTTAACTTGGCCTTCGGAGATCAGCTTGGGATTCTTGATGAAATCAGTTCGGATATGGTGGTTTGGATGATCTGGGTTTGTAGTCCAGAAAATTTGCGCGCCGGGAACCGAACAACGAGCAACAGCTGTCTTGACGAACTCTTTATGTTGAATGGTAATTTCGTCACCATACCAGCCCGCGTATGTACGACCGCGGATAACTTTTTCGGCGTCAATCTTTTCGGCGCCCCGCACTTCGATTTCCCGGTCGAAAATTCTGAGACGGCCAAGGCGTTCCTGATATACGTAGTTACTTTCGCCCACCCATTCAAACAAATCGTTGAGCACGTTCTCTCGCAAGGAATCCTTTGTGCGACCGCTCATTAACAACAAACCGGGCGGACCGTTTTTGATGTACTCCAACCACTTGAGGTTGACAATAAAAGTTTTGCCTGAACGCACAGCACCGTGTGCAATATTGATTGGGGCTGTGGCGTCATTGTAAAAGTAGCGTTGCTTAGGGCTAAGCACAAAGGATGACATCATTCATCATCCTCGGTCAGCTCTGCCTCAACCGCGGCACGTTCCTCTTCAGAAAGCTGGGTCACTTTTTGCATCGCGGAGACGAACTCGTCCAGTTTAGATGAGCGCTCGTCTCCCTCAACGGTGATAATGGTTCTGCCCCAGCGCTCCCGATACTTCCTTTCCAGGTACCATGCGGCAGCCTTCCAATCATTGATGGACGCCTTCTGCACGATATTTACGGCACGTTGTTCCGCTTCTGCTTGCCCCAACCGTACCATATAGTAGAACCGGGCCATCAAACGCTTCATTTCTTCAGAGTACGGTTGTTCCGCGTGAGCATCAGGATTCTCCAGGAACCGCTTACCATCCTTCATCCAGCGATACCAGGTACCAGAGGTGATGCCCAGAATGTTAAAAATGACCGTGTCATACTGACCTTCTTTGGCAAGTTGATAAGCCTGATCAATGAGTTCATCGGTCAACTTTTTGTTACGTACCCAATTCAGGAAATCCTTTCTTTTGTCCATATATGATAACCTCCTAGGTCCTTTGGAAATAAAATAAAAGCATAGAGTACCCTCTATGCTTTTAATTATACTTCATT